GCTTCTTCCGGTGTCATGTTCTTTCTCCGTGTCAACCGCGCTCTAACCCGTCAGTCGAGCCGACCTGCGCCAAAAGCGGCGCAGATCGGCTCACTTCTGCGTTATGCAACTCAGTTGCCGTCCTGCCAGCGCCGACTTTTGCTGGTTTCTCGTAGTCGCCGCACTTGCGCAGGTAGCCGTAGTCTGTGTCGTGTGGGTTGTCGCTCTTCTGTGCGTACCATCGCGGCTTGTGGCTCTTCTCGCAAACCCTCGCGCCGGGAACATCTTCGTCGTTAAAGTGTTTGCATTCATCGCAGTTTCTGGTTTCCATTCTATATCCCCAGTGCCTAACCCATCAAGCCAGCCCAAACAGCCCGCCGTAGCACGCCACTTTTTTACCGATGGCTTGATAAACAGATTCGCTCGACGGGCTTCGCGCCAGATTTACTCTGGCGTCGTGCAGCTTCCTGTTCGCCTGTATTTTTGTCACTCCATTTGGAGGATTGGCATCTTTGCCGGGGCCGTAGCTTAATAGCGCGGAAAAGCTGCTTGCGCCTCTGTTCCCGTGGCTTCTATAGGCAGAGATATAACATAGGCCTGATGCTTTCAGGTCATCTAGATGGTGACGAACGAAGGCGTCAGAACATCCGGTGCGCTCGCAGAGTTCGGCCACGGTGCGGGGGGCAATTGTCATGAGGGTGACAATTTTTTTGCGTTGTTTCGCGGCTTCTTCCGGGCTGGCTCTCATCGCGCGCACCCGTCTATTTGTTGCGCTTCGGCTTCTTTTTTCGCGACGATATCGATGACGCTGACAAACAAGATAACGGCCAAGATCGCCAGCAGCGATTGCTTGATCATCTGCCGCCGGATATGCCGGGGCGAGGGATATTTAACGAACATGAGATGGCTTTCCGAAAGATGAAATGGCGCGCTTGACGGCTTCGAGTTGCTCTTTGCGCTGCGCCTCTTTACAGGCTGGGCAGCCACCGCAGGCTTTGGCGGGTTGTGGGGTTGGCAAGGTCATGAGGTGATCCCCAGTTCTTTGCGCAAATCCGCCGTTGATTTCTCTGGCACGCGGATGAGTTCGCCGCTTATTTTCATGGAGAGATACGATGGGTGCCATGTCTCTGTTTCTACACGATCCAGAGCCTGGCAAATCGCATCGACCACACTAAGGTCAGTTATCTGGTAAGTGGTGCGCCCTTCGTATTCCATCCCTGGCGCAAGGTAGGTGCAAGTCACAAGATATTTATTTAGCATAAATCCTCCATCTAGATAAGACGCGGCTGCGCCGGGTGATTCTTTTGCCGTGTTGCCAGCGCCGACTTGTTGAGCGCCCAGAACACCAGTGGCGCAGCGCAGGCGCGCTCGAATGTCCACCCGCGCAGGTGCAAGAGCGGGGCGCGATTGAAGGCGGCGCGCAGTTCGTCGGTGGTGGGTGAATCATTCATGCCGCGATGCTCATGTCATCGGCTCTCATGCTCACCCGTCGCTCTTCGTCATTGGGAAGAATCACGACGATCGCCGGATTGTCCACATGCGGGCGCAGCAACAGGGTGCGGCTGTCGAGATAGGCTACGGCCTGGGCGACGTCCTGCTTGAGTTCGGCGTCATCGTCGATGATGTGCGCGGTGTCCCATTCCAGCCGATGCGCGGGGTTATAACCGAGTAGTCGGCAATAACATTCGATGTTCGAACGCGCGGCGCTGTAGGCGTAGTACCGTTCGATGGTGTGCTGTTCAAATGCTGCCATGTCTGCCTCTCCCATTCACCGCGTGGCCCCATGCCGCGCCTGCTGTTTGCTGCGCTCGCCCGGTGGTTCTTGCGTCACCTCACGCCGTGCGAAGCAGAGGGCTGTCTTGGCTGGCTCGATACCCGACTCGCGGGTTTTGCCGGTTGATGGGGTGCATTATGCGCAAATGAATTTATTTGTCAATACGCAAATGTATATTTTTTTGCGATAGTTTCCCAACGGCCAATTTTCGCCGCAAAAATCAAGGGGGTTCTATGGAAAAGCAACCAATGCCGCTGCGCCTTCGGCGCGAACTATCCGGTAAGATCAGTTCATTGGCTATTGGTTAATTTCACTGATGCTAATGGCTTGCCAGTCGTTATTAACGAACCTCATTTTGCAAATAAAGATGTTATGGCGCAACGCGCCGAAGCCATTTTTTGCGCGCACCCCACGCATAACTGTCCAGGTTTCACCTTTTTGCGTGGTAACCGCTTTTGATGTGGTATCAAACTTCGCTGAATCTGGGTCGTGCAGTGATTTTTCGATGAAATCCCTGCAGGCGTTGATGGCGCTACTCTCCTGACTGGCTGGTTCGGGTGGCGTTGGTGGCGATGAGCGCATGCAAAAACTGAGTAGGAAGATGGTGCCCGCCACGGCGGCGGTAATGCGCAGCGCACTGGCCTTGCCAGAAAATGTTGGCTTTGCGCCACAATAAGGGCATTTGTCAGCCTGGTCGCTGATGTCTTTTTTGCACTCATGACAGGTGATAAGCGCCATGTGGCCTCCTATAAATTCTAATGGTTCGTTTCATTATTTTCTTTGCCTGCTAGTTCGGCAATGATGACATCATTCGCCTGTTTAACAGCTTTTGCTCGTTGTAATAACTCGCCGCGCTGATCCTTGGTCAGTCGCCGATAAGTATCTAAAAGTGACTGCTCATCGAGCGTAATAATTGGATAGCTTGGTTTTGTCTCTGCTGCTTGAAAATCTATAGTGGCATTGGTTTGGTATGCAGATTCTAGCTCTAGCGGACTGATATTTAGAGCCTTGGCTAGTTTTAGAATCGTTTTTGTTTCGGGCGTTGAATCGCCAGACAAGGTGCGGCTAATTGTTGGCTGAGGAACGCCCGATAGAGCTGACAGCTCGGCTTGAGTAATACCGTTTGGTCGGTAGTTTTTCATAGCCTTATCTAGTTGATTTGCAATGCTCATAGTTAAATAATGCGGTAATGAATTATTAAATGCAAAAATTCATTCGTTTGCGTATTGACAAATACATTCATTTGCGTATATTGGCGGTATGGATACCGCATTCGAAGTTGTAAATAAGATTACAAAGCTTTCCAGAATGTCGGACGCAGAGATCGCGCGCCGCGTGAAAAGCACTCAGCCAACGATTTGGCGGCTGCGCTCCGAAAAGTCTCAGGATTGTTCTGCCAACCTTTATAGGGCGCTATGCCTGCTTAAAGATGAAATTTCGAGCGCCGAAAAACTCGGCATCCCAGGGGGGCTTCCTTCGGGGCGCGCTGGTGATACGGCTCCTGAAACGAATCAGGAGGCGGCGTGAATAAAGAGTCCCGCCCACAGGGTTGCGTGCAGGATGGGGTCCAGATTTGCGTGTCAGAGCGCCGTGATGCTCATGGGAAGATCGTCGTCTATGTGTACGACGACGGGCAGGCCATCCCCGAGGATGTTGGGGCTGCCGCTGCTGAAGGCGACACGATACTTGCTGACTCGGGGTCTCGCGTTGTTTAAGGTGATTTCCTGCCCTCGTTCGGTAGTGAGTGTGCTGACGAGCATGGCGAGTCCTTTCGGGTGGGGTGGTGAGTGGAATCTTCATTCTATTCGTCATGGGCTGGCCTCTCTTTTTTGCTCCTCCGCGACTGCTGTAAAAGCAGTCGTTGCGGGCAGCGTGTCCGTTTGGATGCCTTGCCCGCTTTTTTATTTTTACTCGCTGGCAGCGATAACCAGCGGCAAGCAGCGTCACTAATTACTATCGGAGGTTATCGGTGGCAGCCACTCAAAACAATCAATTAACACTGGAATTCGAGCCCGGCCTGGTGGATCGGTTCGGCAGCCTGCGCGAGTGCATCGCGGCGGGCGTGTATCAGCGCGGGCTGAAGCGCGTGGCCTCTGATCTGGATAAGGCGCCGGGCAACCTGTCGCGCGAGCTGGGCGGTGAATCCGACCGGCATTTCTCGGCGGATGCTCTGGAACGCTATATCCAGACGCAGGGCGACCTGACGCCGATCTACTACTTGATCGCGCGCTACATGGGCGATCAATCGAAGGCAGAGGCGGCAACGCTGAACCGGGTGGAGAGCTTGATGCAAGAGGTGGCTGCGCTCATGGCGCAGTCAGGCGCAGCGAAAAAACCGGCGCGGCGGTAGGCTGCATGGCTGAAAAAATAGATACCGAGGCATTGCTCTCCCGCACAGACATCGTGCGGGTGATCGATGCCTATGTGCCGCTGACCAAGGCGGGGGGCGAGTGGGTGGCGTGCTGCCCGTTCCACACAGAATCAACGCCGTCATTCAAGGTGAATGAAGCGAAGCAGTTTTATCATTGCTTTGGCTGCGGGGCGAATGGTGATGCGATCAAATTCTTGCAGGATTATCGTGGGCTGAGTTTTCTGGATGCGGTGGCTGAGCTTGGTGGCGAGGCGGTGCCCGATTCATCTGGTGCGCCGATCCAGCGGGCCGCGCCTGAGCGCGCTGCTGTGGTTGAATCCCCCTGGGTTCCGCTGCGCCCGGTGCCGACGGATGCGCCTGAAGCGCCGCGTGCGCATCCGGTGCGCGGCGTGCCGTTGCGGGTGAGCGCCTACCGTGAGGCGGACGGCGCGCTGATTGGCTATGTGATGCGCTTCATCACATCGACCGGCGGCAAGGATGACATCCCGTTGGCGTATTCGAAGAACGAAACAACCGGCGCGCAGGCTTGGCGCTGGATGTCTTTTGCCAAGCCCCGTCCGCTGTATGGGCTGGATCGGTTAGCGGCCAAGCCGGATGCCGTGGTGTTGCTGGTAGAGGGCGAGAAGTGCGCCGATGCGGCGCATGAGGAGCTAGCCGAGCTGGCGGTGGTGAGCTGGCCGGGCGGTGGTAAGGCGGACGGCAAAGTGGATTGGACGCCGCTGGCGGGCCGCAAGGTGATTACCTGGGCAGATTGCGACGCGAAGCGCGAAAAGCTGACCAAGGACGAACGCGACGCGCTGGTGGATGGTTTGGATGAGCAGGCAGCCGAGCAGGCGTTGATAGCGGCGCAGGCGGTCAAGCCGCTGCTGCCGGATAACGAGCAGCCGGGTGCGCAGACGATGATCCGCATTCGCGAGGTGCTGCGTTCCATGAATTGCAAGCTGTGGAATGTGCGCTTGCCGCCTGCGGGGGCCAAGCCGGATGGCTGGGATGTGGCCGATGCGGTGCTGGAAGGGCTGAAAGGAAAGGAATTGGCCGCGTTCATTCGTGAAAATGCTCGTTCCGCCGTTCCGCAGGTGTCACGCGAACACGCGGAACAGGTAGCAATGGCAAGCCTTTCGAGCGGAACGGCAAGGATTCATCAAGCGCCTGAAAGGCACTCGAGCGCGGCTTTATTACTGCCCGTGACGGAATGGCTGGATCAAGCCACGCCGATGGAGTGGATAGTAGATGGAATCATCCAGCGCGGGCAGTTGTATGCCTGCACGGCCATCACGAACCACGGCAAGACGGCCATCGGGTTGTTGATGGCAATGAGCGTTGCGGCAGGGGTGAGGTTCGCCGGGCGGGATGTGTTGCCCGGCAAGGTGCTGATTCTGTGCGGCGAAAATCCCGATGGATTCCGCACGCGGCTGCATGCGACGCTGGAGGCGATGGGCCTTGAGCGTGAGGATATTACTGGTCGCATGATGGTCTTACCGCAGGCGCTGCCGCTGGCGAATTGCGTCGAGCAGATTCTGCTGGAGGCGCGCCGCGACGAAGGGAATTATTCGCTGGTGCTGGTGGATACCTCGGTGAGCTACTACAGCGGGGATGATGAGGATGACAATCTGCAAGCGCGGTCGCATGCCTGGCATTTGCGTGCGCTGGCGGAATTGCCGGGGCGTCCGGCGATTGTCGCCAACTGCCACCCGACCAAGAGCGCCGATCGAGAAAACCTGCTGCCGCGCGGTGGTGGGGCTTTCCTGAATGAGATTGACACGAACCTGACCGTGTGGGCGGAAGGCGAAACCGCCACGCTGCACTGGCATCGCAAAAAACGCGGGCCGGATTTTGATCCGATACCGTTTGAATTCCACGGCAAGAGCATCGAAGAGCACGGTAAGAAGCTGCCTACGGTGGTGGCGGCGCACATTACCGATCAGCGGGCGCATGAGCTGAAAAAGGCGCGCACCGAGGCGGATGATCGGCTGCTGTTTGCGATGCTGCATCACCCGGATTCGACGTATGCAGAGTGGGCCACCGCCTGCGGTTGGAATGGTGAGCAGGCCAAGAGTAAGGTGTTTAGAAGCATGGAGCGTCTTAAAGAAGACAAGCTGGTGATTAAGTATCGCGGTTTTTTGAAGCTGACAAAGTCGGGCGAAGAAGAGGCGAAGCGGGTTAGGTAAGCAGTTTGGTAGCACGGTAGCACGGTGGTGCGTCTCACCATAACCAGGCAAGGCGAATGACCCTTCGCAGCGCTGGTGAAAGTAGAGAGGCGTACAGAAGGTAGAGGCTGGTCGATGGGCTTTAGTCTCGGGAACGATTGGATCGATGTTTTTTGATTTTAGCTTGTGGTAGCAATGGTTTCGGCTTGTTCCGTTCCGGTTCCGTTCCAGAAGCGGAACGAACAGCGGAACGGGCCGGAACGAAGCGGAACGAGAGCGGCAAAAGCGGCGGTTTTTCGTCGATTTTTTTCTCCCTGTTCCTCCGTCGGCGACGGGGGGTAGGGGGGAAATGGGGGTTAACCCCCATTTCTCCCCCTAACCAGTCCCCGGCGCCGGGTGGGCAGGCTTGGCATGGGGTGATTGAATGAGTATGCGGAACAGGATGCCGAAGTGTGCAGCCTTCATCGATGAACTGAGGGAGGTGTTCGGGGTGGATGAGATGAACCAGGTGATTCGCACCGGGTTGAGGGCTGATTGCAAGCCGTGGCAGCGGGTTTATTTCTGTGAGGCGGGTGAGGTTCTGGGTAGTGAGTTGAGGCCTGAGCTGGGCAAGGTGGTGAGCGCGGCGCAGATGGTGCTGGTTAAGCCGGTGGTGGCAACGAAAGGGGTGGTGTGATGGCGGCAACCGATCTGCCCAGCTGGGCATGGCGCGATCCGATGGAGGTGGCGGCTAGGCGTGAGGCGCGTGATTGCTGCGGCTGCGTGTTTCGGGTGGTGGTTTTTGCGCGAATCATCTGCGTAAAGCACGCAGGGCGCGGGGGTGAGTCGATGTACCGGTGTGTTGATTTCAGGCGTGATGAATCGAAAGGGCGAAAATGATCGAATACATCAACATGCAGTTGAGTGTGTGGGGTAAGTGGGCAGTGCGGCGAAGTGCGTCTGGCCTTGGGTATCCAAGCATCTGCCCGATGTTTCAACAGGTGAGGCATGGTGGTGGCTACCGTAGCAGCGCGCCGCCAGGTGTTGAGGAGTATGTGGAGGAGACAGACCAGGCGGTTCGGCGGTTGCCTGTGGTTGATCGGGCGCTGTGTGTTGAGTTTTACCAGCGAGGAGGCACGGCATCGGCTGTGGCGCAGCGGTTGGGGATTGGGCGGCAGCGGCTGTATGAGCGCCTGGATGCGGTGCATCGGGCGGTGATGGGGCATTTGAATGATATTGCGGCTGGAATTAAATAAAATGAGTGTTGACACTTCCGGACAGTTTGTGTATAAACCTGTCATTCTGTCATTTTTGCGCCAAAGCCCTGCTGCTCGTTATCGAGTCGCAGGGCTTTTTTGTTATGCCTAACACCGCGCAAAGGCCTTGCAGGCACGTAGGATGTCATTCTTTGAGCTTTGATGGGTATTGCGCTCAGCATGAGGGTGATCGGAAGATTGGAACATTTGCAGATCCGGCGCGAGGCAGTCGGCATGAGCGTGGTTATGGATCCGAGTGGGAAGCGATTCGAAAGAAGATTCTCAGGCGTGATAAAGGATTATGCCAGCCACATTTGAGGCAAAGGAAGTACAGGCCAGCGAACATCGTTGATCACATCATGCCGAAGGCTGAAGGTGGATCAGATGACGAGGAAAACTTGCAAGCTATTTGTAAAGCTTGCCATGATGCCAAAACTCAAGAGGAATCGCTGAGGGCCCAGCGCCGCCGTTGATTGGGGTAGGGCGGTAAAAAGATAGCCACCCAACCCCGCTTCGGACCGTGCTCCAAGTCAAATTTTTATGTGCGGGGGTTTCTGGGAGGGGGGGGGTGTTCTTCCCTTGATATTTGAATTGATCATTCAGCCGCTTTTTAGCGGTTTTTTTTTGGAGTATTGATGGGATCTAGAGGCCCGCAGCCGTTGCCAGCTAATGTGCATCGCCTGCGGGGAAATCCGTCTAAAAAGCCAGAAGCAGAGCTAGTTGATGACTTCAATCCCGAGGTTGAAATCCCCAGTGCGCCAAAGTGGATATGGCCAGAAGCCCGTAAGGAATGGCGGCGTGTAGGCACGGAGCTTGAACGTTACGGGCTGGTCAGTAAACTTGACCGCGCCGCTCTAGTGCTGTACTGCCAGGCGTGGGCTCGCCTGGTTTGGGCAGAAACCATGTTGTCGCGTGCGATGAATCTTTCAGAAGAAAAGCGGCTTGAGGCCGAGGCACGCGGTGAAGAGTGGAAGGGTGGCGACGGCATTATGGTGCCCAGCCCGAACGGCTCGTTGGTGTACTCGCATCACTGGGTCGTGCAGCGCCGCGCCGCGCAAGAAGTCCATTGGTATTTGCAGAGCTTCGGTCTCTCGCCGTCATCGCGGGGGCGAGTTAAAACGAGCGACAACCGCCAGGCCGCACTATTCGAGCAACCCGGACAAGACGCATGGAATCTGTGAGCCTCTCATTTGCCGACCGCGCAACGAACTATGCGCAAGCGGTCGTGTCGGGAACCATCCCCGCATGCAAATGGCATAAGCTCGCCTGCGCCCGGCATATCAAAGACCTTGAGCGCATCGGCAGCGAGGGATTCCCTTATCTTTTCTCTCCAGAGCTGATTGATGCCGATGGCATCGCCTACCAGCCCGCCGAACGAATCTGTCGATTCGCTGAGTTGATGCCGCATATAAAAGGGGACTGGGCAGGTCGTGGTGAATTGATTCACCTTGAAGATTGGGAAGTTTTTATTCTCGCCAGCATTTTCGGCTGGGTGCATAGCACTACATCGAAGCGCCGGTTTCGTGTCGCCGATCTTTTTGTGCCACGAAAAAATTCAAAGAGTACGCTGGCTGCGGTCATTGGAAACTTCATGCTTGCCGTCGATGGTGAATTTGGCGCAGAAGTTTATTCAGGCGCAACATCGCAAGATCAAGCGCTCGAAGTTTTCCGCCCGGCATTGCTGATGGCCCGCGCCACCCCTATTTATCGACAAAAATATGGTGTAGTTGCAAACGCATCCAACTTGGCAGTCATAGAAAAAAACGCCAAATTCGAACCTGTCATCGGGAAACCCGGCGATGGCGCATCGCCAAGCTGCGCCATCGTCGACGAATATCACGAACACAAAACCAGCGAGCTTTACGACACCATGCAGACTGGCATGGGTGCTCGCAGCCAGCCGCTGATTCTGGTCATCACGACTTCGGGCAGTGATATTTCTGGCCCATGCTTTTTGCATCAAAAAGAACTTGAAAGAATTCTTGAAGGCATCATCGAAAATGACCAACGTTTCGGAATTATCTTTGGCATTGACGAAGGCGACGACTGGACGAGCGAAGATTCCCTGATAAAAGCAAATCCGAATTATGGAATCAGCGTTGACGCCGAATATCTAAAATCTCAGCAACGCGACGCCCTGGCAGATCCACGCAAGCAAAATACTTTTAAAACAAAACACCTCAACGTCTGGGTGGCCGCTGCTTCTCCCTGGTTAAATTTATATCACTTGCAAAACGGTGGCGATAAATCCATCACGCTGGAAAGTTTCCGCAGTGAAGAGGTTGTTGCGGGTGGCGACTTCGCCAGCAAGCAAGATATCGCCAGCGTGGTTTGGGCGCGCCGCCAGCGCATTGACGGGCTAGATCACTACTATTTCACCAGCCGGAATTATGTCCCGCAGGCTGCGGTCGACAAGCCGGAAAACGCGCACTATCAGGCATGGGTTAACAGCGGTTATCTAATCCCCACGCCTGGCAACATGATCGATTTGGAAATGATTCAAGAAGATATTTTGCGCAGCGCAGAAACCGTCATCCTGCGCGAGTTTGTCAAAGACCCCTGGGGCGGCCAGCAACTGGGAAGCAACCTCGCCATTGCCGGGCTCACGGTTGTCGACATTCCGCAGCAAGTGCGCTACCTCAGCGACCCGATGAAAGAAATCGCCGCGCTCATTGATGCCGGACGCTTTCATCACGATGGAAATCCCTGCTACGTCTGGCAGCTTAGCAACGTGGAAGTGCAGCCCGATAGAAATGACAACGTCTTTCCCCGCAAATTGCGCGCCACCAACAAGATCGACGCCGCGATTGCCACGATTGTCGCCATGAGCCGCCTGATGGTCATGACGCCAGAAGATTCGCTTGATGAGTTTTTGAATTCTCCTTTATCGGTTTAATCAATGAATAGAATTCTCTCTACGATGCTGGGGTGGTTTGGCGCAGGCGGTGCTTTGGGCGATCATTCTGGAAAACAATTCACTGGCGCGGCGGGGTCGCTGATCGAGGATACCTCGCCGCTATCCATTGACCGCGCCTTGCAGCTCTCGACCGTTTGGGGCTGTGTCTGGCTGCTGGCGAATATCATCGCCTCGCTGCCGTTATTTGTTTATACCCGCAAGGATGGCCAGCGTGATTTGGCCCGAGATACGCTGCTATGGCAGCTTTTACATGACAGCCCGAATTCGCGCATGACGCCCCTTGAATTCTGGCGTGCCCTGTTGCTGAATTTTTTGCTGCGCGGCAATGCCTACGCGCGTGTTGAAAGAAATGCTGTCGGCGACGCCATTGCTCTTTGGCCAATGGCCGCCGATCAAGTCGAGATGCGCATCCTGATCGATGGGACGGTCATTTATGCCTATCGGCTGAATAATGATGTGGCGATTCTCGCAGAAAACAACGTGCTGCACCTCAGAGACCTTGGCAACGGTAGCATCGGCCTCGCCCGGCTTGACTACATGCGCGCCACCACCAGCGAGGCTGGAAACGCGCAAAGTGCCGCCAATAAATTGTTTGCCAATGGGGGCAAGCCGTCCGGCATCTTGATGATTGATAAAGTCTTGAGCAAAGATCAGCGTGCAGCGATCAAGGCGAATTTTTCCGAGATGGCCGAAGGCGGCACCTCGCGGCTGCATGTTCTTGAGGCAGACATGAAGTATGAGCAAGTCAACCTCAGCCCGCAAGATCAGCAATTGTTGGAAACCAGAAAGTTTACCGTTGAAGAAGTGTGCCGCTGGTTTTTAGTCCCCCCGGTCTTGCTAGGCCACGCCAATGGCGGGGGCAGCTACAACGCGAATGATCAAATCATCGAAACTTTTTACAAGCTCGTCGCGCGCCCGATGCTGGTGGGCATTGAGCAATCCATTACCAAGCGCGTGCTGTCCCCTGCCCAGCGCGCCCGATATACCGTCGAATTCAGCTTTGACGCCTTGCTCAGATCAAGCTTAAAAGACCGAATGGAAGTTTATGCCAAGGGCGCACAGAACGGCATTGTCACCCGCAACGAGTGCCGCCAGTTAGAAAATCTCCCCCCTGTCGAAGGTGGGGACGAGCTTACCGCTCAAAGCAATCTCGTCCCTCTGCACCTGCTGGGAACAATCGTTTCACAAGGAGCCGCAAATGCTAATACGCAAACACCTACAGCTCAGTAACTGTGAATTCAAGCTCGCGGGCGATACGGGCAAATTCTCTGGCTATGCCAGTGTCTTTGGCGGCGTCGATAGCTATGGAGACACCATCGTGCGCGGCGCGTTTGACTACACGCTGCGTAATAACGGCAAGCCAAAAATGTTTTACAACCACGAATGGGATATGCCCATCGGTAAATACACCGTCGCCAAAGAAGACGATCATGGTCTTTTGGTCGAAGGCGAGTTGACGCCTGGTTTATCAAAATCCGCCGATGTACGCGCCGCCATGCTGCATGCCACCCTGGATGGTCTATCAATCGGCGGCTATCTTAAAGTCGGCGATTGGGAAGATTCCGCCGATGGGGGCCGCGTCATTCGTCGATGGACAAATCTTGTCGAAGTCTCGCCCGTTGTATTTCCCGCCGACACCGCTGCCCTTATTAATTTGTCATCGGTCAAGGGAATGGACATCGATGCCGCCCTCGATGGAGTCGAGACTATCCGTGATTTTGAGCGCTTCCTGCGGGATGCAGGGGGGCTTAGCAAAGGGCTGACCGAAGCGCTGGTCAGCCGCGCCAAGACTGTTTTTACCCAGGGGGAGCCTGAGGCAGAAACCATCGACGCGAAAGCCTTGGGCGAATTGCAGCTACTACTGCACCGAGCCCGCGCGCGCATACCACTGTAACTATTTTATTACCCCACCCATAACCCGACTTGAGCGGGTTTTTTTTTTGGAGAAAACCATGTCTGATCTAGCCGCTGTCATGAAAGCCGTCGAATCAATCGAAGGCCAATTAGTTAAATTCGCTGAAAAGTCCGAGGCAGAAATCAAATCCGTTGGCACCGCCTCGGCTGACACCAAAGCTGCGCTTGATACCCTGGGCATCAAGCAGCGCGAAATTGCTGACCGTCTTTTAGCCATTGAGCAAAAAGGCACATCGAAAGACGATCAAACCCCCGCTGCCACCGGCTGGGGTGATCAACTGGTCAAGGCAGACGCCTACGCCTCATTTGCTGGGGGCCATGCGCAAAAAATGCGTGTGGAGGTCAAAAACACGCTCGTGGGAGCAGATGCCAACGTTGCGCCGGATCGTAAGCCCGGCATTGTCGGCGGTGCATTCCTGCCAATGACGATTGAAACCCTGTTAAACAGCGCGCCAACCAGCTCAAACGCAATCGAGTACACGCGTGAAAACGTCTTTACCAATTCAGCGGCAGAAGCGGCAGAAGGCGCAGTAAAAGCAGAATCCGCACTCACCTGGACGCTGGTCAATCAGCCAGTATCGACGGTCGCCCATTGGATCAAGATCAGCCGCCAGCTCGCTGCTGATAATGCCGCGCTTGCGGCGTATGTCAATAACCGCATGACTTATGGCGTCGCGCTCAAATCTGAAACCCAGATCGTGGTGGGCGATGGTGTTGCACCAAATATCAGCGGGATATTCGATGCAGGCAACTTCACAGCACACGGCATCGCCAATGCCGCATTGCCTGCAGTCTTGAAAAAAGCCGCGCTGATTCGCAAGATCATGGCCGATAGCTGGGCGGCGGGCTTCCCTCCCGATGCGATTCTGCTGAATCCTGTCGATTGGGCCACGATCGAAATCGAGCTGATGACAACCGCTGCGGGGCAAATGCTCTACAGCATCACCGATGGCGGCCAGCCACGTCTGTTTGGTATCCCTGTCGTTCAGTCCGTCGGCGTTACTGCCGGAAACGTGGCGGTCGGTTCTTTCAGCCAGGCATACACGGTGTACAACCGCGAAGGCATCGTCGTTGAAATGTCGGATTCCGATTCAGACAACTTCACGAAAAACCTCATCACCATCCGCGCCGAGCGCCGTCTGGCGCTGGCAACCGAGCGTCCTGCTGCCGTTCGTGCAGGCACGCTGACCCCTGCCTGATTTTTAATACAAGCAGGTCCCCATCGCCACCTGATCATCAGGTGGCGATTTTTCTTGGAGGAAAACATGAATCTAGCTGAAATCAAGATCACCAAGCTCCTGATTACTTCTCGCTACGGCACTCTGTCGCCCGGCGACATTCTCCGCACAGATTCCGAATACGCCCGGCACCTGGTGGAAGAATGTCAAGGCGCAAAGTGGAATGCAGTCGCCGATCAGGCCCCCGCCGCCAAGCCAAAAAAAAAGATAAATAAATCATGAAAGGATCTGAAATGAAAACATCATATAGTCTTCCCCGCGTATTTTTTGCAGCGCTCGCCAGCCTGCTTTTTGTCGGCACCGCCCACGCCGCTGCGCTCTCCGACTTCGCCGAAAACAAGATCGTCGATGCCGTTCTGCGCGGGCAAACGCTCGGCGCTCCCGCCACCGGCTACGTCGCGCTCTACACCGCCTGCCCGACGGATTCCACCGCAGGCACAGAAGTCACCGGCGGCAGCTACGCCCGCGTCGCCATCACCAGCTCCCTCGCCAACTGGGCCGGCACGCAAAGCGCAGGCAGCACCACAGCCAGCTCGGGCACGGGTGGCACCACCAGTAATAATGGAACAATCACGTTCCCAGCGCCCACGGCCAACTGGGGCGTAGTCACCTGCTGGGGCGTTCTGGATGCCTCTACCGCAGGCAACCTGTGGATTTACAGCGCGCTCACGGTTAACAAGACCATCAACAACGGCGACGCTGCCCCATCGTTCGCCGCCGGTGCTGCGACCTTCCAGATCGATAATTGATCATGACGCTCCACGACGAAATCCTCTCCCGTCCTGACTGCGCCGATGCACTGGCGCGCAGGGACTGTGGTGAGCTGGCGGCACTGCTCTCGGTAGGCCGCACCAAGGTGATTGACTACAGCATCGGCTACGGCACGGTGCTGGAGGTGCTAGGGGCAGAAGCTGGATCGGCGTTTCTTGATGGATTGACCGCACTTGCCGCGACCAGCAGCCCCGTCAAATGGGCGCTCAAGCTCCTTGACCGTGGCGAGCTGAACATCGGGGCGGCGGCAACACGTGGGCAACTGGATGCGCTGGCCGCCGGTGGTGTTATGCCGAAAGCTGTAGCAGATGCGCTCAAGGGCTTGGCGGTTTCGCCGGATGAGATTACCGCGTCACAGGTGCAGCAGGCATTGGAGGGGGTGTAAATGGCTACCGTAAAACAGATTGTAGGAACTCGCACCAGCCTGACAGTTACTGGATTGTCTACTCTGGCCTCTGGTACTTATGTAAGTTCCGCTGACTACACTCCAAATACTAATCAGCCGCTGGATGTGATCGTAGAAGTCGATGTGGCTACGACGAACACGCCTGCCGGAAACAAGCAGGTTGTCGTATTTGTCAAAGAATCACTTGATGGCACGAACTTCCGCTCTGGGCCGGGTAGCGGAACCACGACTACCGATGAGCCGAATCTGAGGTTCCTTGGTACTGTACCGATGAACAGCGTCACCACCACGCAGATCGGCACGTTCTCTGTGGCGCAGGCGCTAGGATATTGCCCCTATGCGTTCAAAATAGTGCTTAAAAATGATCTAGGCGTTGCGCTGACTAGCGGAACAGTCTATACCAGCGAGATAAGCAGCACGGTTGCATAAGGTTGTCCATGAGCAACCTGATACTACCGCAGAAATGGACTAACCAGCCACAGACTCCGCTCGAGATTGACTGGAGCAATCCAATAACAAATGGATTAGCCTTAGCTAGAAATCAAGCCAATGAGTATGGGAGTGGGTTAGCCCCGTTTGTATATTCTAACGGGGTAAATCAGCGCGCTGTATCCGCAACCTCTGGCGGTGTAGTTCTTCCGCCTACGCAGATTGGACCAGAAGGCACTATTCTTTTCATTGCAAAAAATAAAGTAGGAACCGGTACTTCTGAGTATTTTTGGGATGGAGAAACTGCAACAAATAGAGACATATTTTATACTGCTGGCGGGAAAGCAACTTTTGGCTGGTATATCGGCGGAGTAGCGATTGCTGATACGACTCCAATAGAAGCTAGTTTCCTTGATTCGACAGTCCCCACGGTTGCCACATTAGCCTGGTCAAATGGTAGTCAGCAAGCCTATAAAAACGGAGTGCTTCATACCTCAAATGCCGTTGCTCTATCAGTAAATACTACTCGATCAATAAGACTATACAGTCGATATACGTCAAACGAGGGAATGCTGACAGGAGGCATGGCCCTATTTTTGTATTTTAATCGCAAACTTAGTGCCGTAGAAATACAATCCCTCTCGGATAACCCGTGGCAGATTTTCAAATCCCAGTCGCGCAGGATATTTGTTGCATCGGCGGGGGGTGCAGCCGCCCTCGCCAGTAACGCCGCTGCCCAAGCCAGCGCAAGCGCCGCCGCCACCACCGCTATCCCAATCACC